TGATACCTTGGAAAATTTTGCATTGCATCAGTAGTATTAATAATATTAGGATGCACTTTACCTGGAGAATAAAAACCATGACCACCGCTATAATTTTTATATGATGATACAGTGTCTTTATAAGGTTCTATCATACCTGCGTTTGAGTGATGATCCCAACCACTACCATTTACTCCCCATGTAATAGCAGACGTGCTACTCATAGAAGTCGTAATATCGTAGGGACTATTCAAAGGACCATATTGAATTAGTAAATCATTACCTGATGTATACATGTAATTACCATCACCAGAAAACGTTACATTAAATGCTGTAGGCATTTGGCTTTCATAACCTAATGTTTTTATTTGCTCATAATCTTCTTCACTATCGAGTAGTGATACGCTATAAGCAACTGAACTACTAACTGGCGGTGGAGGTGCAACATAATGTGGACTATTAGGATCGGCTTGTGTGATTTGTTTCCAAGCCGATAAATCATCATTGGTCATATATGCTTCGGCCCAAGCATCTGCACTATCTGCTTGTACCATAGGTTTAACTGAAATATCTGGATATGTAATGTACGATGAACCTGCACTATCACCAGTTGTACCAAATTCAACAATGTTAAATTGTGATGTACCAGACCAACCGCTATCTACTGGAATATCTTCCATAGTATTAGTTAATACATAAATTTTAGATCCATCGGCATGCATACCAAAGGCACCTCTGACACCCATTTTAGTTGGCGCACCAGAGTCGGCTCTGTTTGTTAACTCTATTTGGCTATGATAACCCATTGTAGATAAGTCATAAGGAGTAGAAAGATCTGTTCTGAGTAAAGTTTTTCTCCAACCATTTAAACCATTACCGTAACCACTAGGTGAACTATCATAATCAGAATCTGAGAATTGATTATGTAAAAAGTATCTTCTTGAACCATCATAGTTAAACATAGAACCTGCAGTAAATGCAAGTTTATATTCGAACATATTAATTTTTCCTGATGAGTCTACTATATTATTTGTATGACCAGACCTTGTGCTAAATGTACTAATATCATAAGGCGTAGTAAATGTTAATTCGTCTACCGGTCCATTGACACCTAATTTACCGACTGCCATCTTACGACCGCTATCATACCATTCCATAGAATAAGTATTATTCAGATTCATATTACTATTAAATGTAATATCATAATCCGTGTTATGAGTAAATCCAGACACACTTGTACTTGTGATAGCTTTAGAGAATGTAGCTGTACTAATATCCCAGGAATCAGATAAATCAAACTGACCTAATACATCTTGATCTGCTTCAACAGTATACATTTTTGTACCCTGTGGATTAAATGCAAGTGCCGATAATCTTTGGCCCCCTCTAAAATCTGTAGAGTCTGATGTATTGTAAAAGGTTCTTGAGAATATAGTACTTAAATCTGCACGTTCTTCATCGCCATCTGATATTGAAGATATATCATATGGTGATTCTAATTTAGCTCCGTATACTATTGCACTCGAATCAGCATAATTTAAATTAGTATAATAAACTCTTCTACCATTTTCACCAAAAACTATACCTGATGGATCCGCGAGTCCAGGCACATCAGCAAGTGTAAGCGGGAAATTTCGTATATAATTGACTGATCCAATGCTTGTACCAAAATTAATCGGTGCACTATCCCAAACCATTGATGTTCCAGATTTGGCAACCTGATTAGAAAATGACGTATCTGACATAAATCCAGCGTCAGCACTATCACCTTCTCTAACTGGTGCACTATCGCCTGCTTGTAATGGTGAACTCACTGGTGCGATTTCACTAGATGTATTTAATTCGTAATTACCTTCAGCAATTCCTAAATGTATAAATCCATCACCAGCTAATGTTAGATTATCACCTGTTGTTTGAGGTGTATAAGTTACTTGGATTGATGTATCACCGCTGTCTGAAAGATGAGAGCTTACAGCAAATCCAGGTATATTTAAATCTCTTACACCTTCAATATAGTTTTTCTCGTTTTCATCAGCAACAAATGTATATGTAATATCGTTCGCAATAATTTTATATGTTTTAGGGTATACGAATGACGGATCATTAGCAGCACCTCTAACAGTCATTTTAGTAGAAGGAGCGGCAGCTGCTGTTGCTGCAGCGGCAGCCTGTTGAACGATTGTTGCAACCTCGGGTTCTCCGAATGGATTAGATTCTGAAAAGTCTAAGAAATCTTCTGCTTCATCATTAAATTCGTCTGATACATCTCCCGGTATATTTGGCCTTGTAACTTTAGAAATTTTTCTTTCAGCACCTGAATTTGAACCTATAATAGAAAGTCCTACACCTGGTTCAATAAATGTCCCATCATCATTTGCTGTATGAATAATACTTAATGTTTGGCTACTCTCAATCCATTGAGCTACTTCACCAGTAACTGTTGCTCCATTAGCATCTGCCGCTATGGTAATATCTTCACCTACTTCAAATGTTGCAGCTTTAAATGGAGGATCAATAGTAACAACAGGTGGATTCTCTGAATCATAGAAATTACCGCTATCGATAACATTTACTTTTGTAACAGTACCAGAAGCAGAATCAAATTCTAAACTTACTTTAGCAGCAAAATCATTTTTATTATCAGTAGACTTTGCAATTGTAACAGTAGGAGGGCTAGAATATCCTGTACCAGGATTTGTAATATTAACGGCTGAAACTTCACCATTAGATATCGTAGCTGTACCAACAGCTTGTGTACCACCAGAATCTGGTGCACTTATAGTAACTACTGGCGCAGTAGCATAATAATTACCACCACTATCTAAGTTAACCGTATTTACAGAAGTACCAGATAACGTTGCTGTACCCTGAGCTTCTTGTTTAGGAGCAGCTGGTGGATCTACTGTAACTGCCGGTGGTGTTTCATATTGATCGCCACTATTTGTAACGCTAACTCGACGTAATCTTTTCCATCTATGACCCATTAATCAAGCTCCACTTTCGCTGCAGCAGTAATACCTTGCGTAAGAGTTAAGTCATATCTATATGCGGCATCTATTTCTAGTTGCTCGATAGCATCATTATTAACATCGAAGTCTTCATCATTGTACTCGAATAATTCGCATTGCAGTTTAAATACTGGTAAATTGTTTAATTGATAAAAAGGTTGTTCATGCTCAACGTGCATGATCTGAAATATTTTCTTTGAGAACGGAGTAAAAACTAAGTCACCCTCAAGAGGACGAATACCTTGAATCTCATTATCATATCTCATAACGGTTTGTTGCCATCTACGTTTTGAAACTGTAAATGTAACTTGGTCTCTTATTTCAACGCCAAATTTTGTAAATAGATCTCCTTCACCATCGAAACCATCGATGTTGTCTACATACATTTCTAATAAATAATTAGAATTGAAACTTGATACAGGGTCTTCTCTGAAAACATCATCAACATTCACTAAATCACGTGGCAAATAATATAAATCTTGTCCATAAATCTTTATGGACTCTATAATCAAATCTTCATATAAATTCTGTTCAGACCTTGCACCAGCACTGAAATAAAGATTGCGCATATTCTTATCCTATGAAAAACGATACTGGGTCTTCGTGTTCTAGTCTTAACTCCTCTTGCAATCGTAAAATCTCTTGAGTTGCCGATTCGTATATAGCATCGCCATTCATTGACACGCCACCAGGAAGTTGCATTCCTGAAAATTTTATCAAATTAGAACCCCATTGTTGTTTAATCAATTGGGTACCATAAAGCTTTAACCATTTGTCATTCCATACACTTGTATGTGCATTTTCGTCAATCTTAATTAAAGCTTCTATTACAACATATTTATTTTCTTTTAGTGTTTCATCTTCGAAATCACCATGTATATAAACTCTTTGCTGATGATAATTATAATCATGTTGTGGATGACCATTTAGTGTCATATCTAACAATTGAGTATATTGTTGTATCATACTAAAGTATCCAACATCACCTAGAAATGATGTCATGTTTGTAATGTCATGGAGCATCAATTGATACTTTACATCAAACATGCTAGATCCCATAGATGAGAGCTGGAATGGCAAAACTCTCTTTACTTGTAGGACATTAGCTGGCACCGTAATATACTTGTTTGTTATATCAGCTGCTGTTAACTGATGCTGTATGTAAGTACGCAACATTGAATCGTTGTGAAATTCTCTGTAATATTCTAAAGCTTGATCTACTCGGTCATCTAGTTGATCTTCGTCTACATTTATTTCTATTACAGGATCGCCTAGTGCTCTTTTGCAATAGTCGATATAAGTATCTCTCGTTGTTGGAATAGCCATTTTAATATCCTATAGAGTTTATTTACTCTATTTATATTAATTTTTTTATCTAAAAGCCGGTCCTTCTATCCAAGTTACAAAAGATTTTCGCGTACCTGCGGTCACAGGTTCAACTTTATGCCGTATAAAAGATGGGAATACAAATACTGTACCTTTCTTTCTTAATATATCTCGAGGAGGTGCAGGGTATTGAGGGTCTATAAGAAAGTCTCCACCTTCATAATCATCACCATCTGCTAGTTGAATAATAACAGATATTTTTCTATCATACAAAGTCATTCTATTATCCCAAAATGTATCAATATGCCAATTGTAATGACCCTGATCTTCATGGTGATATCTAGTATGTTGTACATCTTCCATATAATTAATATCAAAATTCCATAAGCTTCTATTAGCAACTATTGCATAATCATACATTCTCTTTTTTATAAGATCATCGTTTATCCATCTTAATTGACTACGTCTCACTTGTTCGTTAGCTTTTCCTTTTGACTCTTGACCAATTTTCGCATCTACGAGAGGGTATTGCTCAGCTAAAATATTCCAGTCATCAACATTATCAGCTTCCTTTGCTTCCCACATCATCCATAATTCTTTCATGATTTACCTCTATATAAATATAAATCTACTGGTATGCATATTCTCATCCTTGAGAAATAAGGATTCACATGGTGATATGTAAAACTTGGAAATATCATATAATCTCCAGTTCCAGGCGTATGTTTATATTGACTAAACATAGGATTAAACCAATCATCATATCCACGATTAGCATTCGCTCTAGGATCTGTAAAAACTATATCTCCACCAGAGTTTTTATCTTCTGCCATTACATAAAATACTGCAGAAAGCTGTGCTCCTGAATGATTATGAATAGTCATGTTATAATCATCACAGTGCCCGGTGATCCAACCTTTTATTTCATGACCACCCCAATCTTTAATCTGTTTATTAACAGTAGACATTAAATACTCATCAAAAGATTTTAAAGCTAATTCTCTAAAATTCTTTAATGGTTCCGAATCATTCTCAAAGATATTATATCCATTTAATTCACCTTGCAAGTTATTCATATCCATATTAGTTAAAATATAGTTAACTAGATCTGAGCTATCAAATGTACCTTTACCAACAACGGTTGGCCATAGATTTTTATATTCCATAATATAACCTTTTATAATATAACAATATTTATACCACATATAAAGGTGTACATTTTCAACCTTTTGTGGTATTATAAATAACACACTATCTATAAAGGAACTAAAATGACATTTGAGCAATTCGAGGAATTCTTAATGTCGGGGCAATGTTATAATGAACACGATGTTTCTATAATTGATGAAGATGGATTACAACATTATGTAGAACCTACAGAATATTATGCGTATTGTGCGCTCATGGCAGAACATTTAGCAATGAGTAAAGTAACAATTAAAATAGAACAAATGGAAAAACATTGGAAGTTTGACGACCGAACAATTCATTTATTCTATAATCCTAAATTTGGCCCGACATTCGAAAAACACACAGATCCAGTTGATGTTATAATAGAATGTAAAGCAGGGTCTAAATCTATGTGGGTAGATGGTATAGAGGTTATTTTAACTCCAGGCGATAAACTGTCTATACGTGCAGGCACTGAACACAAAGCACTGAATTATGAAAGGGCATTAATAGCTTCCCATGGCATTAGCGACACAGAAACACTTGATCGTATACGTGAAGACAACGGAGACATGCAATCTTAATTGCTTTCATTGTTTTACGTCGGGAAAAAATGGTCGTAAAATATATTTTGATGCAAAAAAGACTGCGGATTGGTGTAATCAATTAGATACGAAAGATAATTTAATCCACCTTGAGTATCATGGTGGAGAGCCTATGCTTGCACCTATGAAAGATATTATGGAATTTTATAATATCACAAAGAAAAACTGGGGTGAAAGATGTACACATGGCATTACAACTAATCTGACATTTAAGTTAAGACCAGAGTACATAGACTTCTTTGTCAATTGTATAGATGGTGGTAATGTAGCTACATCATGGGATCCTAATATAAGATTTGCAAATGAAAGACAACGAGAATTATGGGAAGACAACGTAAAAACATTAGTAGGACTAGGCATAAGATTAAAATGTTTTATATCAGTCACAACAGATATGGTAAAGATGGATCCATTAGAAATAGCTGACTATATGCATTCACTTGGTATATCTGAGATATCATATGAAAGATTAACGCATAATGGTAATGCTGAATTAAACTTAGATATATTTCCACATAACACCGACCTTGATAAATGGTGGATGGAAATGCATAGAAAAACTAAACATCATCCAGTAGAGAATGGCTTCCTCGATTCTGTATATGCTAAGTTTGATGTAAATCAATTTTTTAACGGTACGTTTTGTAGAGATTGTGAACAAAAGATACATACTATAAATGCAGATGGTACGGTTGCGGGCTGCCCGAATGCCGCACCAACAGAATGGTATGGACATATAGATACACCTGCTGCTGAAGTAAGGTCATCTCCAAAACGCATGGAAGTAATATCTTGTGAGTTACATGATAGAGATCCACGTTGTTATGATTGTCCGGTATTTAATTATTGTCATTCTGACTGCCACCAATTAAGATGGATGGATGATGTGTGTCCAGCACCTAAAACATTAATGGTAACACTTGCGAAGGAAAAGGGATGGATTTAATTGTAAAGCCTACAGAGGCCTGTAATTTTAAATGTTCTTTCTGTTCTTCAACAGCAATAGACCCGAATAATGCCGGTCTATTAGATCTGAATTATATATTTAAATTTCTTAAAAGATACCCTGATACTAATTCTTTAATAATAAATGGTGGTGATCCATTAATGGTGAAGCCGGAATACTATTGGGAAATTATAAAGCATTTAGACGATCATGGATATCCTGCACATATTTCGTTTACTACAAACCTATGGCCGTTTTATGTAAAACCAGAAAAATGGGTAGATCTATTTAATCACCCCCGTATGGGTATCTGTACATCATTTCAATATGGTGGAGGCAGACTTAAAGGTGATTTTACAGAATTTACTGAGAAAGACTTTTGGGATGTGTCAGACGCAATGTTAAAATATTGTGGTGAGCGACCTGACTTCATAGCAGTTCTTACAGATATGAATGATTATCGTGCATTAGATAACGTCAAACTGGCCAAAGAAATGAACGTTGAATGTAAACTAAACTATGCTATGGCATCAGGAGTACAAGGTACAACATATCAGTTAAGTAAAATTTATCAGATATATCTAGATGTATATGACGCTGACTTATATCATTGGGAATTTAACACAAAGCAAATGATGAAAAGGCTTAAAGGAGGATTCACAACTTGTCCACAAAACCGTAAGTGTGATGAGGGTATACGTGCATTTAATCCCGGCGGTGACTATTATTCGTGTGGATCGTTAGCTGATGACCTAGACTATCCTATTAATTTTGAAGAAGAAATGAATGGTGACATGCAAACACCATTGCAAAACGATCCTAATATACAGACAATGAAAATGGCTTGTTATACATGTCCTATGTTTGAGATATGTAATGGTTGTAAAAAGACAGTACGAGATATGAAACGAGAAGGTACAGTAGAGAAACATTGTCGTCAAATGAAAAACATGGCACCTCGTATCTTAGAATTAAATGGAATGGACCCTAAAGGAGTAGTACCGTATGTCGATGAATCTATCGATCAATCCGACTTACTATTGCAACTTTAGGTGTGACTTTTGTTATCTAACACCCGAACAATTAGGTGATAGAAATAAAATTGACTTAGATGTATTAGACCAAAGGTTATCAGAAGTACCAGAGATAAATCACGTTGATTTATATGGCGGAGAAATAGGGTTACTTAAACCAGATTATTTCTATGCTATGAAAGATATTATTCGTAAATACTATGACGATGAAATAAATATAAACACAAACTTATCTGCATTCCCAGATTTTTTTCGTGATGATGATATTAGTTTATCCGTTTCCTATGACTTTGATGCGAGAGAAAAACAACAGCATGTCTTAAATAATATGATGGATGCTAACAAAGAGTTAGCAGTTCTTGTCCTTGCATCTAAGAAAGTTATTGAGATGGATGTGGACTTCATGGTCCACACATTTAATATGATTAGAAATGTAGAGAGTGTAGAAATAAAACCATACTCATCTAATCAAGCTAATCAACAGAATGTCAGTCATAAAGACTTTGAGGATTTTGTTATAAAATGGATTGAGCATCCTACACAATTTGCGTTTCATTTCGAAAACGCTGCTCGGATAACTGATTGCTTACTTGGCCACTATAATGCATTTAGTGATGACCATGTTTATATAACACCGAGCGGTAAGTTTGGCGTATTAGAATTTGATAAGAATGATAACGAATACTTTTTAGAGTTAGACACGTATAATGATTATATAAAATGGACTCATAAAGAGAAAGAAGATAATGTATCAGATATTTGTAGAACATGTGATTATTATGGCAAATGTTTAACTGAACACTATAGATATGTTAAAGATCTTATAAACGGATGTAATGGATATAAAGGACTACTAGATTATGCAAGAATGGAAGGCAAGGTCTAAAGCTTATCACTTGATGGCGACTGAACACACAGATGATTTAAATCAGGTAGATATAGTATGGAAACCTGATTCTATAGTTGATGATGCCGTACTACATTTTCATGAGAAAGTAGATGAGTGGATTTACCCAGCTAAGTCATACTTTGTGGCAATATGCTACGCAAACTGGATTGCTAATGACTTTAATGAAAACTTCCTTGATGTATTAAATGATATAGATTTGTTACCTCATGATCCACATTTTAAAGTTTATAGTGAAGAACAAACTATATATGACGATATTCTTTGGTATGCTAACTGGAAAAATAATGAACAAGGTATGGTTCCAGACGTGAGAAAGTATTACGAAGAAGAGATGCTAATTGGACAACTTTGATTTTACAAAATCGCTATTAGAAACCAAAAGACCAAACTTAGGTGAGATTGAACTTACCTTGTTTGAGAACTGTCACTTGAATTGTGCGTTCTGTCATCATGACAAAAAATCTACGGTCGGATTATCACGAGAAGATATGTTCTCTAAGATACCACTCGTAGAAGCTCATATAAAGAAAATGGTTGGAATGGTCAAGACCTGTCAGATCAATATGGTCGGCGGAGAATTATTCCAAGATAGAATATCTCATTGGGCATATAACGATTATTATGATTTGCTTATAGAGATTAAAAAGATATATGATGAACATGATATGGAAATTAAAGTCGTATGGGTTACATCATTTCAATTTAGTAAACAAGAAAGAGTACAAAAACTATTAGATGATTTAAATGAAGCAAGCATCCCATCTTATATTATTTGTTCATATGACTTTGATGGCCGACCAGTAAAAGGACCCTATGGAAGAAACATTGAGTACTTTGCAGACTATATTACATCAATTAATATGGTTGCAACAGTTCCGTCTATACAGAGGTTTATGGCAGATGATGATGAGTATTTCCACTATTTGTATAATAAGTTTGATAATTTCTATTTTGATGACTATATACCTGATAAGGGGTTCGACCATCTAATTCCATCTGATTCTCAATATCTTGATTTCCTTAAGTTTGTTTACCATAATTACCCTGACATTAATCCTATGGCAGACCTTATAAAGAACGAATCAAACCATATGCATTGTATGGCACTCAATAAAGTTACCATATTTCCAAATAATAGTACATCAAATTGTAGGTGGAATCGTTATACTAAAACAGACTTTAACACTCCATTGAATAGAGGTGACAACGCTTCTATGATGCAGGCGTACATGGATGAGCACGGGTGTCTATCGTGTCAGTGGTGGAATAAATGTGGATTTAGATGTTATACACAATGGGATTGGAAGAATCGTGAAAGAGATCTACCCGATTGTGTAATGAGAATGTGGTTTAATTATCAGCAACAACACCAGGAAACACGCATGCAGTTAGAGCATGATGTTGCATATAGCTAAGCACACCTTTGTCTATACATGTCATCTGATTAACACATCCGCTACAATTCTCTGTATCATACATTAACTGTTTTGTAAACATGTTTGTTTTAGGTTCTTCCCAACTATTTAAGTCGGCCGGATCCTTAACCTCAAACTCATCCGTACCTATGAGTACTATATCATATACGAATGGTGTCCAGAAGAATCTATCATTACAATAAGTATAATTTAATTCTAGGCTGCCACCTTGGGCTTGGTCTACAATTGTCTTTGGATATAGATCATCACTAAAGTCATATTTCTTCCATTTTTCGATTAGGTGTTTATGTACTTTAGATTTTTGTGCTCTGAAAAATGATGGATTTAGTGTGAGTATAGAATCGAATACTTTATCTGTTACTAAAGACATATCGAGTACCTGCTCATTGTACTCATCATCATTACCCATATTATAAACGAAGTAATAGTTAAGATCATCCCAGAATAAATCTAGTGCACTCATCTTATCTTTTATGTCTGCCCAATTGACAGGTGGCTGTAACTGAATATTACAGTCATACATAAAGCCATCACGTTTTTTAATTGAGTTTAGTTTATCGATAACTTGTAAATCAACGTTCTCTAGTGTAGTAACAAACTGTATCGTAGTTACTTTTGATAAGCATTCTCTAAAGACCTCATCCTCTAAAAGAGATATAATATTATTATTGCCAAACAGGTCAGTAGGGCCAATATTGATAGTAGAGACGTGATAACCATTATTCTTAAATAAATCTATTGCGTTGTTTAGTTTCTCGAAGGACCCTACATTAGATCCTAGTTTGTTAACGAAGCAGCCCTTGCATTTAAACTCACAGCCGGATAGTACCTCACAATTAAATTGTACCTTTACTTTATGTCCATCATTAAACGATAAATCAAAGTCGTCACTAGCCTGAGCATGAGCTTTGTTATTAGTAACTATTCCCATTGTAGGCCTCATCATCGTACAATGCTATTACATCTTTATTTAGTATACACTCTTTTCTATTTTGAAATACTGTTTCCATAACCCGAGGTATCAATCTATGCGAACATATATTTAAATATTTACAACTGTGGCATTCAGTTAATTTACTATTATTAATTTGGTGGTTTACAATCCATTCTTTATATGATAATATATGATCGACTATATCACCACCCTTTTCTACGTCTATTAAAAAGGCTTCATTATATATTTGTCCATTTTCATAAATGAACGGTGCCATAAAGATTCTACCATTGTGTATATTTATGACCGAGTAATGAAAGGCTTTATGAGATACATCACCTTGCAAAAAATGAAATATACTCTTAAAGCGAGCTGAGTTTTCACTAAGCTTAGTAAGCATATCATTCCATTCAAATAACTTTTCACCATGCTTAGGACTATAATCAAAAGATCTTACAACTGATGGTAGAATCTCTATTACAGTTTCATACTTATCTCTTACCAGATCTATAGCATCAAATATAATATTCTCTATACCATCTACAATATTCGTTGCCATTGATATTTCATAGTTCATAGATGAGTTTTTAAATGTTTCAATTCTGTTATCTAATGCTTTTCTATATGCTTCGTCGTATAGTAGACGTTTAACATCTATCGCCACCTGTACATCCCAAGACTTGACCACACTACCCAGGAGCGACCTTTCTATCTTGCGTATCTTTCCCTCAATGTCCTTCTCTGACAAGGATCCAAGTATAGAACAGTTGTGTTGTATGTTACGATTATTTTCAGGCATCATTACTATGCCTTCGGATAGCTTTACATCTTCTATAATCGAATCTAAATTCTCTGCTCCATAGAAATCTGTTGGTCCAATCACAACATCATCTAATACAATATCTTCTCTACCTGCAAGTTCATTTGCTAGTCGCCAAAATAAATGTACCGAGTATGGATTCCAATTGCCTCTACGTTTTACAAAACATCCTGGACACATATAGGCACAACCCTCTAGCAACTCAAGCTGAGGTTGAATCTTATATTGAGTCATAGACGATACGGCAGTAAACTCTTCTAGTCTATTACCATCTATGACAATCTTTTTCCATTCGTCATTTAGCATTATGCAAGATACTCCGGTAATACATCTACCTTAGAACAGAAGTCACTATATGCATCTGAAACTTTATTCTCTTTATAAAAAAAATGTTTCCATGCTACTTCGACCAAACTTCTTTCAACCATTCTATAGCCAAATGAAAATATAACCGCTTCGTAATTATTATAGTTTCTACAAGTTAGAACATTCCAAAACTTTGTTAGTTCAAGATCAGTATAAGGTCTTTTCCTTCTTTCTATTCGAGTAGTATCGTGATACGATTGATCATCCCATATTACATGTATAGTTATTGCACCTTCAACATATTTAGGAAATTCTTTACATGGTCTTTCTAATGAATTAATAACGTTATCATACCAATGGATATTGCATCTTAAAGCATTTATGTTTTTAATAAATTCTTGCTTTTGCTCATTTGTATTAAATAATACACCTATGTATCTGTACTTAGAATCCTCATGGCCTTGGCAACTTGTAAATGTTAGATATCCTTTTTCATGTAATTTAAGAACAGCATCCTTAACACCTGGCTCAAGATTCTCCTGCATTATATCTGAGTATTGACTTACAAACGTGCTGATGTAATTACCGTCCTCATCAATATGATTATAAGTTCTACCATCTTCTCCTCGGTATGCATTACCTTCAACAAACATAGCCCATCTATGTTGTTCTTCTGGTGTAGTAAGTGGAGGATAGTTACTTAACATATGATATACTCTTGATTCTTTCTAATTCAGGATCGTTATCTTTTGTAACGAGAAACTTTTTACGATAACCTTTCTTATCGTTGTCGACACTATAGCCATCCCATTGATACATTATTTGAGCGGCCTGGTTATAGTTATCTATATTTCTAATCATATTTTCTTTCGGAGCAATACACCTATCTTCACCTAAATAATCTCTGAGTAAGATTATCTTCCTGTTATAGCAAGAAAAATATAATTCACACGTTTCACATTCGGTACCTTTTGCCAGATATTGTTGTGATTCTATTATTGGTATTATATCATTGAATGATTTTATTTTAAACATATCATCATATATTGCCATGTTCTCATACATAAAAGGACTGATATACCATTCGCCTTTCTTATAATTCAAAACCTGATAATTCATGCCACCATGTGAATGGTCGACCATAATATTATTAAGCTTTGTATCTTTACTCAATACATTAAAATACTCATTGAACTTATCAAGAGTAGAAAGGATAATATTAGATTTATGTGAACGTGATACGGAAGGAATAAAGTCTAGGATAGTATTAAACTGTTTGACTGCTTGATCGTGCAAGGCCGAATAGTCTAAACCATAGTCTTTAATGTTTACAACAAATGTGTAAGTCACCTCATGTTCGAGGTTTTCATCAATATACTTTAGCACATCCTTGATGTGTTGTACATACTTTTTTTCGAAAAATTTATGTGGATTTGTGGCAATACCAATTTCTATTTCGGTGTCAATGTTTATCCTCCTAGTGACGTAATCACAAAAGCGCACGATGTCACCGTCAATAAGAGTAGAAACAAAAGCCAATATGGGGGAATTATCATTTATAACGCGCTCTAACTGTGGCATTACTTCATAGAAATTCTCACTAGCTAAAAAGTCTGTAGGTCCGATAAGTATCTCGTCTACTAAAATTCCTTGGTTAGTAATAGTTCTAATAAAGTCTTCTGCTCTTCGAAGCTCATTTTCATCACTAGCATTGCCTCTTCGGTGTACGAAACAGCCAGGACACTTATGATGACAACCGTCCAAAACATCTAATTGAACCTTTACTGCTGATACTGGTTTAGTTTGAGTTTCACTTGTTAGTTCATAGTAAAGATTATTCTTAATGAGTGGCATGCATGTACTCTTTAATTGCTACGCAACTAGTCAAGTCTCTTGATTCCATATACATGTGCACATTACGTTCAGCACAACTCATCATGAACTCACATCCATTACAGTCATCTACTTGTTGTGCGTATTCTATATTATCATATAATTTGTTTTCATCCATTGTTGTTTCGAAGAATGGTGTTCTCTGAATTATGGCATCATACAAGAACGGATTCACATACAATTTGCCGCCATAAAAACTGTAATTCTGACAACCTAGTCCATTAAACTTTGCATCGAAAAATGTATAATAATTTCTCCACTTTGAATCAATCTTTTGATCTACGAGATCTTTACGAAAATTAGCTAAGTGCTGTTTGACTTTACCTCTTGCATTTCTATCTGTAAGAAATGATGGTGTTATAACGACCGGTGCATTGAAGTCTTCATATGTCTTTTCACATAATTCATTATAACTAATCTTATCGAAGACACCTTTATAGTAATTTACTCTAAACTGTACAGAGCCATGTTCAAATAATTTTAGTTTCTTATACCAGTCATCTAATTCGCCGTTTAGATATTTGTCTACATCAAGGACAATCTTAAAATCTATATCAGGTATTCTTTTAATATGCCTGTATAAACTCCAGATCTTCTCTAGTTTTTCTTTTATTACCCAATATGGTTGTAGAAGTGTAGACGTGAATCCAACTGCAGAAATTTCATAAAGTTTAAACATATACTCATGGTTCATTATCTCCTCAAAGTTTTGTGCATCAAATATATCAGTTGGTCCAATAACAATCTCGTCAGGATGATATTGACCTCCAGCTAATAGATTATATAATGTTTCTAAATCATCTGCCTTCGTAAAGTTTTTACGAGGAATGAAACAACCCGGACACATTTGATCGCATCCGTGCAGAATATCTAAATTTATTTCGGTTCTTAGAAAGTCTTGGTTTATGGGTGAAAGCTCAGGATCATATGTATAATATCCTGCATTAGTGCTATTTAACGTTACTATCATGCCAGAATCCTTCTGGTAGCATCTTAACGATTTCATCCGTTATTCCTGTTTGAGTAAAAATAAACATTAAATCTTTACCATAAAACTTAGGATTATCATTAAATACCTGTTTATTAAACGAAGGCTGAATACCACGTACATGAAAAACAAGATACATTGCATCAACTGATTCTGTAACTAGTCTAGCAATGTTTGGACCTATATTACTAGCCGTATCAGTTATCTCTATTTCTTTTATAAGGTTTTCTAATTCAGGTTCTTTACCTTCTTCAGTAATTTCATTTATTTTATAAAGCACAAAAGAAAACGTTTCTTGTATAGCAGTAATTAAATCTTCTAATAAATTTCCATTCAGTTTTATAAATTCATTAATTTGCTCTTCATTAAAAACTAAATTTGATAGTACTGCTTCCGGAGGAGTCAATTCGTATTTTAAATATCGGCGTAAAACAATAGTTAATACTCTGGCTAGAATAGGAGCATTAACTAAAAAATTAGATTTAATAAACTCTACAAGTAATGTAGGTGTTATTTTATCGAAAGTGGTTTTAAAATTTGTATTTGCAAGATAAATGAGAATGTGTTGATCACTAAGTTTTTCAGTTGTCTTATCATAATCAACATAAAGACAAAACTCTTTATCGCTATCTGTTTTATCTTTTTCTTTGTAAATAGCTACAAGGTCTTGCGGAGCAAGAGGTAACGTGTAAAGTTTTTCTGCCATAATATATCCTATAGTGGGTATTTGTGAATTAAATACGGTATCCTATTTTGTCTCCTTGAAAAGAATTGCACATCTGTATTGATTAGTTTTATATCTGAACTTAGATTATCCATATCGTAATCTTGTTGAAGTACTTTACGAACAATTGGAAATACATTCTTAAATTCTGTATATAAATCCATATATTCCCAGCCATCAGGGTCTGAATCTGCTTTAGACTGATGAGCCGTAATAAAGTTTGCATCATCTTTTACACGATTCCATTGCTCTTCCATCTTATAGAATGCCTGTGTATATTGACCTTTGTTTGCAAGATTCAAATATGTTTCTTTTACCCATGCATCTTTATCAACAGGATAACTATTTGCATTCATCCAGTCAATTACTGATAAGAAATATGCCATGTAATGTCGACGTGAAGTAAAGTGTTCCATCACATCTTTAGCCATTGTATTAGAATGAATCACAAATTTCTCTTTAATTAATCCTTGAACAGATGCATTTGTATGATAATCATTTAAATAAAATAATAAATCATAACTAAAGTTTGCACCATTTTGAAACGTATTAGAATATAATCCATTAGTTGTTATCTCAGATTGAACATAAGCACTTACATTTACTAAGTCATCATTGACTTTCATATAATTAAACATCCAATCAGCTTCGGTTACTTTATGAACAAAGTCACCGGCCATAGAACTAAATTCTTCGTTAGAAAGATTAGGATAAAAATTAGATGCCTTGAGCAGACCAGCAACATATCTACCTAACACGCTAAGCTGATCAAAATCATCCCAGAATAATAAAACAACTTTCTCACTATTTTGTAAATAATCTATGTTATCTACATCTTCATATGGTTTAAATTCTATGACTACACGATCAGATGGCACACTAGCATGTACAGTAGTGATAACACTGTCTTCTGCAAGACTACCTGCGTTTTCTCTTGACGCCTTCATTTGTACAAATACCATTTTACGTGGAGTAGATGTATGGTAGAATGAATTAAATTCATGCAGTACTGTATCAAGATTCGAGAATGTTGTACAATACTTTTTGTTATTTAAATAATATAAATTTTGACCAATCATGCCATTGCCCTTTCTGCGTCATCGTTCCATGTAAAGTCATACGGATTATATAGATCAAGTACGTCTTTATTCATTACACAACCATTTACATTTAATGAATCTTGCGCTTCGAATACTAATCTATTTGCACACGCAATTGCGAACTGACAATCTGAACAATCTTTTACTTGTGATGATTTATTTATACCCTTTGTTACGAGTTCATTCTTACGTTGTAGTATTTCTTCAAATGATAATCCTGTTACATCCAAGTTCTTATTCTCTAAGAAGAACGCTTGTTCGTGCAACATTACATTCAAATGAGTTGTAGGTCCATTCTCACCTGGTACGATAGTTAATCCTACAAAGTTGATAGAGTTACAATATAGATTTGCCATAGACATTACAGTCTCGTTAGCATTGTCTTTATCTATAACTTTACCTAGGAAATTATTCCATGCAAACAAGTTATTTCTCTTGATTAACTGATTACGTGCACGTGAGAAAGCCGGATTCATCTCAACGATTGTTTCATATTCGTTCACAGATTTGTCAATAATTCTGTTATATGTTTCTTTGTCTATCTTCTTACCAACTACATTAGAAGCCTGTAGAGTCCATGACCAGTCCATTTGTTTTGGTGTATCATTCTTAAAAAATTCTACTTTCTTCATAACTTCTTTATAGTAGTCATCATCGTCTAGCATCTCAGACACACGCCCAATCGGCATGATAAACTCAATGATCATATCACGTCGGTACTTATCTTCGTCATCGAGTACAGCAAAGATCTCTTTTAGTTTCTCCATCGATACTTTATCGAATTTAGCCGGAGCTGCGATACGTGCACCGGTATGCTCACGCATGATATCTTGTACTGCAGAATTATTTAATACAGCTTTTGTATTTTCGGCTGTAAAGAAATCAGTCGGGCCGATAACAAATTCACGTAGGTTAAGCCCTGTTCTCTTTACCCCATCAGCCAATTCTTTGGCACGATTAATAATTGCCTGATTCATATCAGGATCAATATTCTTATCTACGAAACATCCAAGACAGCCATGATCACATCCTGCCAGGACTTCCATTTGAATCAAAACATCGAATTTGTATGCATCAGATGGAGCAAGACTTTCAGGTCCTGAGTACCTCATCTGTTTGCAATATGATTTTTGCATAGTCATTAGCGTCTTCCTCTCGATGTATGACAGCTTGTATGGCAACTTGTATGACATATCTGATGGTTTTGTGATCTATTAGTATATCTTCCTTCAATAACATCTACTGTACGACGTACAATATCTTCCATAGTATCAACAATATCTTGTGCATATATTAGGCTTCCAGCGCTTATCCCGCCATCATAGTAGCCATTATATACGTTATTATTTGCGCCTGTATATTCAAATCTATGATTTGTACTGGCACTAGTTTGACCTGATGCCAATACAGCATCTGAATTAGTATATACTGTTGTGGTAAAAGTAACGGTTTTATCGAAGGTTCTTAGTTGAGGACCACCATAAGACTGTACATAACTATTAATATCTGATACTGAAATGGGCATTAACGTCTGCCTCTCGATGTATGGCAACTTGTATGACAACTAGTATGACATACTAATGCACTATATGATTTATTTCCGGTTACAGCTTCTATTCTATCTACTGTTCCACGTACACAATTACCAAATGAATTGTATACATCACTAGCATCTATAACACTACCGGTGTATATACTACTATATAAATCTCCATTGTATGTACTGTTAGGACCGCCACCATCAGAGTATGAATATGTATAGTTATGAGTAGCTGTACCTGATGCCATACCAGCAGCACCATTAGTGTATACAGATGTAGCCATATTAGCACTTTTGCTAAATGTTCTTAGCTGATTGCCACACTGAGTTTGTGCGTTTGAGTTTAATGTTGCCCAACTTGCCATATTATACTTTCACTTCTATAAGATCCTCGCCGTCTTCTAAGGCAAGTCCTACTAAATTTAGTATATTTATCTCAGACTGACAACAAGCGACTCTAGCTTTACCATTATCATCAGTAACTATATAATCACCCTTTTTTGCAGATCCATTTATTTTACATTTCAATCTACCCTTAAGAGCGACGTATGGCCATAAAGGATCTTCCATATTTTCTTCTGTTACGTTCATTCTAAGACCAGGTGCAACAGAAATTATACCAGCAAGAGGCATTCCTTTTTGAAACAAGGTGATTTCCTTATCACCTCCGACTGCAACTAAGTCACCTTCTTCATATACAGCATCAGCATTATATTTCTCAGCAAGGTCAGCCCAGTTTGCAGACGCTGCTCTACCTTGGTAAGTTCCAGAGTTATCGACGTATGACACATCCGAACCATCTCGTCTAAATTGTACAATCCTGTTAGAAGAGTTGTCAGCAACAATGTACCATCTGTTTGAGTGATATTGGATCTTACCTTGTGCGCCAGGATTGCCAGTCCAAGTTGAGGAAGCATTTGATCTGATATCTTTACTAGTTAGTAATACAGAACCAGTAAAAGTTCCGTCAGCTCTAATAGTACCAGGAGAATACACACCATTGCTAAATTCACTATTCTGATTAAGTCTCAAATAACCGTCATTATAGTCTGCTGATACTGCAGTACGATCGTTAAAAGATATTCCTCTAGCATCATTAGTAGAGTTAGAAGAAAAGTTTAATACATCAGTCGAATTCAATGACAGATTTAACTTTGAATTAGTTGTATCTTCTGCATCAGATCTTAAAAAACTAGCAGCATGTAAGTTATCAACTGTATCTGCGTTAGTTGCACCTGCACCTGGAGGGCCCGTCGGGCCATCAGGACCGGTAGGCCCCGGAGGACCATTCGCGCCATCGTTACCTTTTGGTATATTAAAATCTAGTACAGCAGCTGTCGACGTACCAGTATTTGATACTGCAGCCGGAGAACTATTAGGTACACTATTAACAGTACCAATAGCAATCGTACCTGCAGAACCTGGACTACCATTACCACCAGGAGGACCACCAGGGCCAGGAGGACCTGCACCACCCGGCGGACCTGAACCACCAGGAGGACCTGCTACTGTTGATGCTGGACCAGTAGGACCAGGAGGACCTGCTCCCCCAGCTGCACCCGCGGGTATGGTAAAATCTAAAGTTGCGGCTGTACTAGATCCAGTATTTGAAACGGATGCACTGCCACCAGCTGGTCCTGTTGTTACAGTACCAATAGCAATTGTACCTGAAGGACCGGTTGGGGCATCTCCAAATGTTGTAGCTTTCCATACTCCGGGATCGCTTACAAATGTATACGTATTACCGTTAACGGTATGTGTATCACCGTTACTTGGACTCGCTGGAAAATTTAGTTTAGCCATTTAATTTCTCTCTATGCGCTATCGCTTATATCTGCCGCTCGTATTACGACTCCCAAATCAAAAGCTTGAGTAACTTGTGCATCTTCACCAACTGCAATTGCAATACTATTTGTATTACAATGAGCTGTATTAATCTCTATAATTTTTTCTTTAGCTATACGAGCTCTGTTCTTTAATGCATTATCGCCCCAGTCTTGAACAGAAACTGTCGCAAACTCTAATGCTTTAAATTCTGTATCTGTTAAACTTACCGTTATATCCGGCATAATTTTCTCCTAATTAAGTAAATGTATTGAAAAAGCACTTTCGCTACCTCCATGCCACTTGCCATGTGTAGCTTTTACAGTTATTGTATCATTGGCAGAACAACTAAGTATTCCTGATGTACCGTGTTGGCCACCATATTCGCTTGTTGTACCTGATTTATCGCCGTTATAGGATACATATCTTTCTACTCCATTGTGATAGAATGCAAACCTGGCCAATGTAGCTGATGTATGATTATTATCTATTAACCAATGAGCCGACACATAATACATTCCTTCTACAGGACAAGTCCATACTCCTGTAGTATTATTCCAATGACTACCATTATTACATATTAAACTGCTTACATATACATTCTGTCCAGTTGCAATATATCCATCGACTAGACCTCCAGATACATCACGAATCGCTCTACCAGACATAGCAGGCTTATTCTCTTGCGTCATAATACCAGCTGAATTTGTTTGCCATGCTATATTATTATTGTTGGCATAAAAATAAACAACATCTGAGTTCATATACCACGCAGAATGCTGACCAGATGTTGAGTTACCATCTCGTAATCTAATTCTTGCACCCTCAAAATCACTAGAAGTATTCTCTACTGTGAGGGCATTGTACATACCTGTTCCGGAAATTTTAGTAGAGCCAGCAACATCCAGGCCAAAGTTCCCTACAAACACACCTTGATCAGTATTACCAACTATCAATCTTTCACTAAACGTAGCAATACCACTATCATTCATTGAAAAATGATTTTGGTTGTCGCCTCTGCCTATTTCGAAAGTACTAGAGCTATTATCAAATCTAAGTTCGGCTTTTACTGCATTCGATGAGCCAGCTGTAAATTGTAAAAGAGCATCTGCCCCTCCATTATCATCTTTATCAGTTTGAATCTTAAGAATGTTATAAGAATTTGAAGCAAAGGTTGTACCTGTAGCAGTATTAGTAATATTGGCATTTGATACAAAGTCATTAGCTGCAAGTTGTGGTACAGCTTCTACCCATTGTGTATCACCATCACTATCAACATAATAAATGTATAAGTTACCAGCAGAATCATCCCACCATATTTGACCATTAGATGGACTACTAGGAGGATTGACTCCTAAAGATGCAAGAGCAACTGAACCCGAAGGCGTATTTGTAAAGTTATTATAATCTAGTAAGTAATCACTATCTCTACCACCTAATGTTGCCGCATCTACATTTAGAGCGTCGACAAAAGCTTTGTTAACCTTAACTGTAATGTCACTATCAGCACCTTGATAAACACCTGATAATGTACCAGCTGTGAATGCACCTGTAATGCTTGACGCACCGTTACTATCAAATTGCATTACTGTACCGGTTGTCGGCAAAGTAATTTTAGTACTATCAGTTAGATTCATTAGTAAGTTAAAATCACCGGCCGTACGTAGATCTTTATCTATTGTCAGATCACCGCCAAGTTTAACTGACCTGTTTACATTCTCTGTATCAAATGTTAAAGTACGATTATCTGTTAACGCTGTAGTACTATTAGATAGGAGTCTTAAATCAAACTGATTAGTACTTACATCTCTTAATCCTAGAGTTGTTACCTTACTAAATGAACCTGGCCCAGTAATTGTAGGAGTGTTTATAGTAGGTGATGTCAGAGTTTTGTTAGTAAGTGTTTCTCCACCGTCTAATGATGCAAATGTCGAACCATTTAGCGCAGCATTAAATTGACCCAGAGTACCTGACATTGTATTATTTGTCAGATTAATAGTTTTATTCGTAAGTGTAGCTACATTTGTATTAGTTGGTATAGTTGCTGAATCAACTTTTACTATTGCATTTGCTTCATGAGTTGCCGCATTCAAAGCTGTAATACCAGCACCACCTGTTATCTGTGCAACATAATTACCAGATGTACCAGAATCTAATGCAACGTCTGTAGTTGCAATGATGCCTGTAACAAGTGCTGAGTCTAATCCTTCAGCAAGTGAAGTACTTAAAAATGAACTGAGTTTTACGACCATATTATTTTACCTTAAGCCTGAGCTTCACCCCATCGGAGCTGAATTGTTCCTCTAACTTCCCCAGCCAAACAGAACGCGTTAATTGCTAAAACATCTGGACCATCAGGATATTTAAAGTCACCACCGAGTGGAGCACCAGATAATTCTTTTAGCTCATCTAAGTTTAGCACCGTCGTTAGAGAGTCGGCACGAGAAGCAGCACAGTTAAACGCAAACACCCTTTCTCCAGGTATCGCATATGAACCTGTTGTCCATGTAATATCATCTTTATCTGCAACCTGAGCAAATGATGGTTGTCCACCATCGTCGGATCTATTCAAGCTTTTCCATGTAGCATCTTGAAAGTTCTTTGGATTGATAATACCTTGGATAACCACCTCACCAGATGTAGATGAACCACGACCAAGAGTTGCAGCACACTCTTTCATCAAGAGCTGTGATCTGTTTAATAAGTCTTTTGCACCAAGTCGACCAACTGATGAGTTAGATACCGAAGGCGCAAGTCTAACCATAAATGATGTAATTGGAGTCGCGCTGATCCTATCACCCGATGACTGGTGTGAATTTTTATAGTTAAAGATATATCCACGGTCTAAGTCAAAGTTACCGTCCATAATCAACGACGAACCCCAGTGTGATAACGTTGGTGAGCATGTGTTAGAAATCTCAATAATACCAGTATTTGTACTATGCGGTACTTTACCACCGGCTGTCAAGCTGTTAACATTACCCTGTAGATACTGAGTAAGAGAAGCTTCGCGCGTACAACCTGTAAAGTTACCAGATCCATCAGTAACACTTCTACCTGTATATGTAATGATTTCGTTATCGATCATTAACGTACCTGTATCATCAAATTCTTGTAAGTTATCTGCAGGAATACTAGTGGCATTACTATCAACGGCATTGGTCAAAAATGTAATAGGTGAATCGTTCTCAATCGAATATCGAACAGGTAAGTTACCAGATCTCATATAAGCTTCGTTGTTAACGTTGTTGTTCTTAATTCTATGTAGATAAATCCATCTACCATCATCGCCACGAACCATATAATGAATAAAACCAGCACCATACCATGAGTATTCTATGCCGATCATTTGCATTTTGTTAAAGTCCCAATGATAACCAGATGAACCTAATCCATCAGCTTTATCTAAGTTCCACTTAGCTTGCGGAACTCTTTTTTCCGTAATCTTCTGTGCACGTACACCAGCTTGAGTTATTCCTCTATAGTCAGGCGTTATAAAAATAGTCGTATTGCTCTCTACCTTTGTAACAAAGTGCGTCATACCGCGTACAACTATTCTATCACCAGCTCTAAGCTGTTCTGAGAATCGTGTATTATTACCAGTTATAGAGCTACTGTTTGCAGTTGCTGAAATTGTACCTGTAATGTTATCAGTTGATGATCTAACACAACAGAACATTTGGTTACCATCATATTCAAAGAACACACCGTTTTGTTCATCAAACAATCCGGCACGTACAGCAGACCCAATCCATCCATTTACGAATACTTTAGATCTTTCTTTTAAAATTGCTGTCGTATCACCTAAAACTGATTTTGCCGAAACTTTAAATGTATAGTCATCAATAACTCCTGACACTACATATGAATCTTCGTATCCAGATGTTTTTACACCTTCAAGAGTTATTTCTGCACCTATCTGTAAACCGTGATCGATGTCATCAGTTTTAACAGTAATATCAGAACCTATGGCTGTACCAGCTGCTGAAATACTTTGTAAGTCATAGTTAGGGGCAAACAATGTACCAGATGAAAATAAGAAACCTTTACCTGACTGATATCTAAAGAATCGTTTTGACATACGAACAACCGATGCTGCATATGTCGGAGTCTTTGTAGATAAGATAACACCACCATCTGATGGCCTGTGTAAGATAGTAGAGTTAGAAATTGCAAATAAGGTCACGTTAGCAGGATTAGAAACTGATGCACCCGGCCTAGCTGTAAATTCTATTGATGTTAGTGAAGGAGTTTTCTTAATAAAGAATGGTCCACTAGCATTTGCTTTATTTGTACCAGAACCGACAACAGTATGGATAGGACAGCCTGGCACTAATCCATGAGGATTAGCGAAGTTAAGTGTAATTAAACTTGGATCAGATCCGTTTGATGTTGCAGATTGTACTGGGATAGATGCGTTAGCATATAAACCACCTCTACGACCAAGTGTTTCTTCTGTTTTTAAACTTTGGCCATTAGATGTACCAACAATACCACGAGCATAATACGTAAGCCTTTGTGAGGTTGGTATAGATTCGATAATAAAACTACCATCTGCACGAGAAAAGCCTGCGGTACCAGCATTCAAACCTGATACGTTAACAACATCACCTGCAGCCAAGTCATGTGCAGCTTCTACAAACTTCAGACTAATTAAACTATTTGTTGTACTTGTGGTATTATAATCTGTTGTAATTGTATCAACTGTTAAGTCAACACCAGGTTCATCGAATGTAGATGGGTAACCTTTAATTGTACCGTAGCCTGCCCACTTTGTAGGCTGTAATCCATATTCAAAGTCAGCATCAATAAGTGACTGAGGTGTCGACATTCGTTGTCGCTCAATAGCATCGGTACCAAACTGATAAGGTCTAACAACTTGTCCTTGCTCAACCATACCTTCAGAATAAATTTGTAATAAATCTGTACTACTCATAGCTGATGTATTAGCGGCTAATGTAATAGTTGAATATCCACTCTCTGACTGATCAGCCGTAGGAAAATGTGTTACATTAGGACCCTTTGTAAATACAGCTGTCGTTCCTGCAAACGATGGATCGCCGAAGTTATAGATGATAACATTATCAGTTACGTTTGTAATTAATAATAATTTATCTAAAGAGAATCTACCAGGCACAATAATTGTCCCTGCCCCCGCTGCTCCAGGTGTAAATACATAATCTCTAATTAAATGTTTAGCCATTCTTTATTCCTATCCTAATCCTATGGCAAATGCAATCGCTTGAGAAGAAGTCGCAAAACTTCCTAAATCAGCCGAGTCGCCTTTGTCGCCTTTTTCACCTCGTTGACCGATTGAACTGTATATGTTCCATGTGCTATTTATATAGATTAATTCGATTATGCTTTGACCTAAATCTAATTCGAAGTTATCTGTATATCCCTCAATGGTCGAACCATTACGGTTAACTATAACCGTATTTGCTCCGCTCCAATTGCCGATATCTATAAGTTTTACGTAATCTCCTGTCGATGGAGTACCAGGTAATGTACACTCAACTTGACCATCTGTTGTATCAACAGCATAACGATTTGCTGTTACTGCGCTAAAGTCAGATTCTTTAATTTGATAGTTAGTAGAGAACTGTGTAAAGTCTGAATCAAATCCTAAATACTGGCCACGTAATGCACCGAAGTTCCATGTTGGTAGATTTACTGTAGAGTCTGTAAGGTTTAACGTTTGTGCTCTTGGGCTACTATCAATATTATTTTGTACTAAATTGTCAAATACATACCACTCACCGTTAGATGCATCCCGTACGAAGCCCGTGTGCCTACGTGTAGTACCACCATCGTCAGAATACTGACCAACAATACCAATGTCAACTTGGTCTTGTAAGTTAGAGTCAGCGACAACAATATAAGCATTAGAGACTGATAGATCAGCTTGCGCTTGTGCAGACTGTGTACCTGTAATTGTTAAGTCACCTTGAATAGTAACATTACCAGTAAAGAGACCGCCACCGTATTCAACTGAGTCTGTAGTACTAACTGCTTGACCAATTGATATTACACCACCGGCGCTAATATCTACACCTGTACCACCTGAAAAATGAGCTCTTGCCTCAGTAGCACTTGGACCTGTGTATGTTAATAATCCATTAACAGGGTTATAACTCAGTGATCCATCACCACCAGCATCGTTTACACTTATTGCATTCTTAGCATCTGAGTCTGCTCTTGCAGTAGTATAATATTTGTTACTACCTTCAGGCAGATGTGCAGTAGTTGTTGCACCTAAATCAGAATCGAATCTCGTAGTTGTATAATATAAGTTTGTACCTTCGGCAAGATTTGTTGTACTATGATTTGATATATCATCTACTGTACCATCAACATTACCGATAAATTTACCAGTTCCGTTTGTACCAGCCTGAACATTATTAACAACAACTATATCATTAGATCGAATAGTCTTATCAACACCTAGACCACCAACAAGTACAAGAGAAGCAGATGTCTTACTTGTGGCATCGACACCTGAGAAGAATTTACTATTGCCAGTTGGTTGTATTTCAAATAAGGTATTAGGACTTGTAAAGTCAATAGGATTAACGCCTGTACTCTTTACAAATTTGTATGTTAGATCATCGTTTTCTGTACCGAATATAAATTCGTTATTGAGAGTTAAGCCAATATTTGCATTTGTTCTATTATCAATTGCAAGGTTAAATACTGCATTTCTACTTGAGTCATCTGAAGTATAACCTAATACTGAAACTGTACTATCGCCAAGTTGATTATTTTTATTAATATTTACAGAACCATGGGTTCCACCAAATATAGTTCTACCGTTAATAGCTAATTGTCCAAACTCAACACTCGCTGAACTATCTGTGGATATGACTCCAGATCCAATTGCTATACCATTACCAGCTGTAATATGTGCCTGCACTTCAGCTGCACTTGGACCGGTATAAGTTAAAACACCTGTTGTATTATTATATGCTAATGATCCGTCTCCACCTGCATCAGTGACAGATATCGCTCGTTTAGCATCTGAGTCCGCACGTGCACTAGTGTAATACTTATTTGTAGAACCTTCTGACAGATTATCAGTCGTTCTTTCACCTAAATCAGAATCAAAATAAGTTGTATTGTATAAAGCATTTGGAACTGTACTTAGTACACCAGTAGATGCATTATATGATAATACTGCTCCTGCAGTACTAAATATATTTTTGACATTAGTAGAGTCTAAAACATTTGGTGTATTTGTAAAGTTAGTATAGTCTAAATAATGACCAGGTAATTGGCTGCCTAAATGTGTTGCATTGATACCTAAGTTATCTACAAAGGCTTTATTTACTTTTGATACAATATCAGAATCAACGCGTAGCTGCGTATAATAAAGATTAGTGCCCTCAGTGAGATTTGTCGTTGTTCTAATATTAAAATCAGAATCGAATCTGCCAAGAGTATAATATAGATTATTACCTTCAGTTAAATTAGATGTTGATTTATCACTAAAGGCCGAATCAAATCTTGCTTGCGTATAGTATAGACTAGTACCTTCTGTAAGATCTGTAGTCGTTCTTAAATTAAAATCAGAGTCGAATCTACCAAGAGTATAATATAATCTTGTACCTTCGGTTAAATTTGTGGTTGTTGATGATGTTTCATCTAATAATTTAATCCAATTACCGCCATGTGCAAAGTAACCTTTTCCTGTACCATGTACATGAGCAAACATACCATGATAAGTCGACGCACTCGGTAACATACCCTCTGTATTATATACGTTTGAATACATGATTTTACCGGTAGTGGTGATACTATTACTACCCATATCAAGGTTAGTACCTTCTACGGCATCAATTGCTCTATCATCTGTAAAATATAAATTAGTCGAACCTTCAGTAACACTATCAGTAGTACCTTGTGTATAACTAAAAGCACCGGTGGTTGCATTATAACTTAAAGCATCACCAGTTATACTGAATATATTTTTTACATTAGTAGAGTCTAATACATTTGGAGTACTTGTAAAATTGTCATAGCTTAGATAGTATGCACTATCTTGGCCTCTAAATAAAACTGTATCATCAGCTGTTATATTTAATGCATCTACAAATGTACCAGTAACTCTGGCATCAATAGCCGAATCTACACGAGTCTGACTATAATATAAACTCGTACCTTCAGATAAATCAGTAGTTGATATTGTACCTAGTGCAGAGTCAAACCTAGCTCTTGTATAATATAGATTATTACCTTCACTTAGTTCAGTTGTGCTTTTTGCATTTAAGTCAGAATCAAATCTAGATTTACTATATAGAGTATCACCTGTTTGTGTACCAAATACACCTGTACCTTTATTATATGTTAGAACCGGACCAGTCACATCTAACATTTGTTTACCTAAGGCAGAGTCAAGGTAGAACGAACTATCTAAAATTGCTAACACCGCAGAGTCAATAAAGACGTCGATACGATTGTTAATTTGTTGTGAGTCCATATAATTTAAAACTTGTAAATTAGACTCTAAATAGTCATTATCAATAAGATCTAATATAACCGTAGAATCTATCAAGTGTTGGTTAATATTGCTACCCGCAAGTTTAACTTCTGCACCAGTCGAATGGTTTGTAAACCTAACACGACCTGTGTGTTCAGACATGACAAGGCTACCGAAATTAACAGATGTACCTGAAATATACAAGTCTCTAAATTTATTAAGAGAATCACCTAAGTCATATA